ATGTCTTTTATGTTTACTCTGTTTAATACATGGTGTATTATTTATGGAAATTATGTAGGAAAAAGTAATGCAACTTAAAAAGTTTATCCGTTCACACCCTAATAGAACGAAAGTCAAAGGTGATTTAGCTGACGCTCTTGGTCTTTCTAGCACTTCATCTATTGACCAATGGTTAGCTGGCATTAGAAAAGTTCCAGTTGTTCACATAGATGGGATTGTGACTTTTTCTCGTGGTCAGATTCAGCCAATAGACTTGCGCCCAGATGTGGCTTTATTTCATAAGATTGGGAAGGTGGCATGAGCGATAAGTTATCAAACACAGTTACTAGCACTTTCGATGATGATCTATACCTATTTGCTAAACGTGATTCTGAGCTTATGGGCCTTGAGATGTCTGCGTACATTAGAGTCACCTTTCTTGAGATTCGTAAAAAGCGTTTTGCTGAGATTAGGCTATTCCAAGACCTATTGCCCAATCAAGAAATAGAATAAATAGATTATATAGGTGATATATGGATCATCATTTTGACGTTCAAGAAGCGATTATATACGGAGTTGAAAAGGCTGTGATGCTGAATAACTTCCGCTTTTGGCTAACTAAAAATAAAGCTAACAATCACAATAATATTGATGATTACTATTGGACGTTTAACTCTGCCTCGGCCTTGGCTGAAATCTGGCCGTACCTAAATGCAAAGAAAATCAGCAGACTTTTAAAAGAATTAGAGTCTTGTGGCGCACTCATCACTGGCAACCATAACAAGGCTGGATATGATCGAACTAAGTGGTACTCCATGCCAGAATTTAGCTCCAAAGCCGCATCAATACTCATTTCCCAAAAATGCGAAATGGATTACCCAAATATGAGCAATGCATTTCCCAAATATGAGCAACCTATACCATATAAAAACCCAGATAAAAAACCATATATAAAAACTAAAACTCCAGCAAAGCTGAATTTTAATGATCGTGATTTAGATTTTGCTGATCGTATGTATCAATCTTTAACCGCTCAAGATTCTAAATTCAAAAAGCCAAACCTAAATCAATGGGCCGACACCATAAGAAAGATTCGTGAGATTGATGGGAGAGATTATCAAACCATAGCGGCTGCATGGACATTCGCTAGAAACGATCCATTTTGGCAGGCCAATTGCCTATCTGCTTTAAGTCTAAGAAAGCAATTTCAGAAACTTTATTTCTTATCAATTAACAAAAATAAATCAAATGGAGATTATTCCAATGGCTATGGCAAACAGCAATCAGCTCGCACTTCAAGCTATGAACAACAGCTCAAAGCAGCAAAAGAAACAGTCGCCATTCATGGCTAGTCATGTGCGGATAATGGCTGAACTGTGGGTAAGAATGGATGTTCTATGGCCTAATTTATGGATAAGCATAAACCAGTTAGCAACGATGGATAACCCTAAGTTTGTGACTTGGTGTAAGAAGCTAGAGCATTTAAGTCTATCTGAATTTGGCAGAGGCTTTGACAATATTGAAGAGGCCAAGGCTGTGGCAGCACAGAAGAAAGAGACAAGCTACCCGCCTGATTACGCGACTTTCATTGGTCATACTCGCAAATCAGCAGATGTAACGGCATCAATGCAAGCGATTCAAGCAAGATCAGCACCTTTGATGATTACAAAAGAATTAAGCGAAGCAGAACGAGAATACGGAACACAACAAGCAGCAGCACTAAAAGGACTTTTTAAATGATCATAGGTGAAGAAAGCGTTAAGACTAAGGTTTTAGAGAAAGCTGTTGTTTCAAGCATTTTGGCAGGCTCTAGGCGGTTAAGTGAAAAGAATCGAGTGATAGCAATTGATAACGAGGTCAAGTTATTACGTCACCACAGAGAGCTTGGACATCAAACGCCATTTGAAACAGCGCGAAGCTTGAAAACAGAACGGCTTTTATTAAGTGAACATAGACGCTGGAACATGACTAAAAACTATATGAGTGTTGCCTTGGATTTGGATTTTTTATGAAAGATTACCTAGCCCCTGCAAAGGCCGTTAGCTCATTCTCAGAGGCGAAGCTAGAAGCATACATAAGTGCAGGCAATACCATCAAAAATTGCTCACATGGCGAATCAGGCGGTATGCCAGCCATGTACAAAGAGATGATTAGCAAAGCAGTTAAAAAAGCAAACAATAAAAGGATAAATCAAGATGATTCATGAAAATAGCAGGGCAGCTATAGAATCAATCGCGCCACTTACAGGGGCGGCTAGAATTGAGGTTTTAAGGGTCATTAAAAGTCATGGCCCGATTACTCGACAGGACATTGGCGAAACTCTTGGATGGGAAATTAATCGAGTCACAGGCCGAGTGCGTGAACTGCTAGACAAAAACAAAATCATGGAATCTGGCAATGATACAAGCCACTCAAAAGCTCGTAGATTATTGAAGGTGGCTGTATGACTCCATTAACACTTGATGAATGTAAAGAGGTAATCAGACTGCATTACAGTGGGCAGCCAACGTGGGCAATATCTGCCCAGCTTAAAATTAGTAGTGGGCATATAAAAGCAATTCGTTATTGCAATAAATTGCAGTATCCATTGACTGACTATTTAATCATTTTTGACAAGCAATCTAGGGATAGGCCGATTGATGAAAAGCCTTGCTCTTGGGATATTCGATTAAGCATGAGATTGGCTAAATTACCAATGAGTGAGTGGGCAAAAGCTATATGAGTGAAGTGATTTTTAGCGTGGACAATAAAAACGTATCGGGCATGATTTCGCAGATATGCGCCATGATTAATAAAGGCTTATTTATTGGCCCAGTTGAGGTAGTTCTTAGACGCAAAGCCAGAAGTCAAAGCCAAAATAAAAAGATGTGGCCCATGCTTTCTGACGTTACTAAACAGGTGGATTGGTATCAACAAAATTTGGATGAATATGATTGGAAAGTTATCTTCCTTTGCTCATTATTTAATCAGAGGTCTGTACCCAGCATTGATGGTGGTTTTGTTGGTCTCTCTCGCGGAAGTAGTCGGCTAAACAAAAAAGAATTTTCTGACCTAATTGAGGTTATTTACGCCTTTGGCTCGGAAAGAAATGTTCAGTGGTCAGAACCTTCACTTCAAATTTATAACAGCTACAAAGAGAGCGCAGCTTAAACGTGATCTCAGAATCGGCTAGGTCAGAAGCAATGATGATGCTTTTAAATGGTCAGCCGTATGTTGAAATCGAGCGCGTAACTGGAATTAAGAACGTCACCATTAGAAGCTGGAATATGAAGCGGTTGAAAGGCATCACAAGCCTCACAGAGATTCGCCAAAGCTGCCGCCATGATAGCGGAGCCATGTATGAACTGGCTGAGATTAATCAAGGCTGGGATACAGCAATGGCCCTTGATCTATTGCGGTATAAATTTACAGATTTTCCCAGATATTTTGAGAAGAAAGAATGAAAAAGGCAGAGCGTTTGTATCTTGGTGATGTGGCAAGCATGGGGTGTGTTGTTTGTAGAAATTGCGAATGGGGAGAAAGCCCAGCCGAGATACATCATATTAGAAACGGGCAAGGTATGAGCCAACGCGCCAGCAACTATGAAGTTATTCCGCTATGCCCAGCACATCACAGGACAGGCGGTTATGGTATCGCTATTCACGCTGGTCAGGAAGAGTGGGAAGCCGCTTGGGGAACAGAAAGAACACTATTAGATCAAACCATTGATGATGTTAAATCACTCAGGGGGCAGATCATTGGGCGTTAGCAAAGCAGAGGAACATCTAGCCTTGCAGATACGAGCCGTAAAGCTGCCAGAACCAGTGCGTGAGCATCGTTTCCATGAGACTAGGAAATGGCGGTTTGACTTTGCATATCCAGAGCATTTATTGGCTATAGAGGTTGAGGGTGGGGTATGGTCGGGAGGTAGGCATACAAGGGGTTCAGGCTTCACAAAGGACTGTGAAAAATACAACGCAGCCTTGATGAATGGGTGGCGTGTTTATCGCTGTACACCCGACATGATTAAGAAGGGAATTGTTGTGGCAGATTTATCAATTTTATTGGGGAAATTATGACAGGTA